GTTTGTTAATTACTCTTACGAGCCGCCGCCAGTAATTAAACTGCCGTTGCCTCTTGGTACACTTACTCCAATACCACCTGATGAATCAGTTTGCACTGCGTTATCATATTGGATTTCTAATGTAACAGTTACTGGTTCATTGTTTTGATAAGCAAGTGAGTTATAGTTTGCATTTGTAATAAAGCAACCATATAATTCAAATGTTTCAAGTACGTTTGGTTCGTATACGCCATTGCCACCGTCTAAGATTTCAATACGTGTTACAAACTTATAATCTTGACCAGATACTGGACTTGATTGTTCCATAAAGTCGAATTGCTTCTGTAGCTGTTCGCCTACAAGTTTTTGTACTGCATTGTTTACATCTTCACGTAAGTTAAGTGTAATTGGTGACCAAGTATGCTTGCCTGCTAAGTATGCTTTTGAGTTGTATGCATGTATTTCCATCGGTTCGAATGCAACCGTCGGACGTGTAACGTCTACAACTTGTTTTGTTAGTTCCGTTGTTGGTGTTGACACACCAAAGTTTTCCAGCGACACTCGAAAGCGATACTGGAGCTTCGGCATCAACAAGCCTTGGCTAGCAGCAGAATCGCCGCTAGCTAAAGGAACTGTTATTTTTGATAATGATGAGATTGCCATTTAGTTTGCTCCTAGTTCAATAGTATTTATCATCCTGCTGTTCCACCTATCTCGCCAGTATTCTTAAGTCTTAATGGAATGTAAATAAATTCAATTGACTTAACTGGTTCAATGGCAATGTCTACATAAAGCTCGTTACGATCAACTCTTGCAGGTGTGTTGTTTGTTTCGTCACACACTACTAGGAAGTCATAAAGTGCTCTCTGCCCAACAAGTTCTAGCAGTAAACTTTCTACTTGCTGTTTCATCTCGTCTCTAGTGATTTTATCATTAGGTTCAAAGATATATGGTTTAGCAAGCTGATTAAGTTGTGAACGTAAGTAAATTACCAAACGTGCAACGTTAATTCTGTCTAGCGAGCTTGCTCCTCTTGCACGAGTTTTCTGTCCAAAGTTAACAAGTCCTGCACCTGTAATAAACGTAATTGGGTTAACGCCTTGTGCATATAATGTATCTCTTTGTCCTTCGTTAAGTGCTACACTTACAAATTCGCCTTCGCTATTAATATAGCCTGTTGAACTTGCATTGTTAACTCCGCCACGTCTTGTACCTGCTGGTGCAAACCATGGATAGCTAACTTGATCACTTAGTGCAATAGTACGTAACATCATGTGACTTGGTGGAACTACAACGTTGTTGCCAAAGTTGTCGCTTGTAAATCCCCATGGATAAAACATACCTAGATATTCGTCATTAGTAACTAGACCGTTTTCGTTGTCTTCTACTGCAACACGAACGTTAGTTGCCCAATTGTTCAAGCTAGTTGCATCTGGTGTTAGCCTTGCTGGACTATCACCAACAACAAATCCTGTTAGTCCTCTGTCAGCGTTTAATATAACCATTTCGCCAATAAGTTCTGAATATCCTGGACATGCAATTAAGTTAAATCTACGTGCATCTTCATTACGAATTTCATCGTTTGAATTGACAATTGCTTGTAGTTTTTGTACAACAACTTTACGCTGAGCTTTATATCCAAATGATCCTGATCCGTCGTCTTGGTTAGCAGATTCTGTAACCCAACGATCTCGGAAGTATACACCTGTAGTAATATCGCCCATTGGTTGGTCGTTATAACGAATATTTTTCTCTGCACGATCAATGTAATTTTTTACATATCGCTTAACGTTAAATCCACTTCGTCGCAAGTTCCACAGCAACATTCCTTTTGGATATAGAGCTGGATCTGGAGAGTCTGGATCAACATAATCAGACGTCAATAAGCTGGAGATATCTCCTGCTTCGTGTGAGTTGCTACCTGCTGTATTGTAGCGAGCATCAGCAAAAATAATTCCATCTTCAGTTGTTTGATCAGATGGGTCTAATTCAAACCAACGATTTTCAACTGGCAAGTCAGTACGTAGACCATTATAACGATACACTTTTGGATAGTTTTCTATGTCTGACGTGTCAACCCAAATGTCTCCTGATACTAGAGGAGTGTTATCACTTTGAGTTAAAGGAACTGATGCCATTACCATTGGTCCAACTGGATCTGTTTGTAAAGATTCATCTACGTTGTGGTAAATGGATGGTCGTGGACTCATTCCTGAATCGCCGTCATATAGGAATCCAACAAACTCGTGTCCGTTATGAACTAGTAAATCCACTTCGTCAACAATTGAATTGTACCATAGTGCTCCGTCTTCAGTAGCTGATAATAATTCGTTATCAGAAGAATTATACTTTAATACATGCCACATTGAAGCTCGCGTATGTAGTGGTGATGAATTTTCATCTGTACCATGATCATAGAACAAGTTTGTAGCACCAATGCCATTTACTTCTGGTACAAAGCCAGCTTGGTAAAGAACATTTGCTCCCATGCTTGGGTCATACTCAAATAAAATCTCGCCGCCAAGTGCATGTTCAATAACTACTTTGTTATGAACATTTACACGAGCTCGAACATTTGGTACATTAGCATCATTGATAGCACTTGCTAAAATGTCAGCATCTGTATATTCGCCGTCGTAAGTTGCTGTGATAGTAATCTTCTCACTTGCATCCAATATGCCTGCATCAGTTGCTGACATTTTAAATGAGTGTGTTCCAACTGTGATAATATCAGCATTAACTTTGATACCAGTTACTGATGTAGGTGCAATATCTGATCTACGATAAAACTTTACAGTAGCTTTTACATTATCGTCATCTGCGACATTTGTCAAAGCATAGATATTACCTGCTAATAAACTGGATCCTCCGCCGGAACGATCTAACAGATATAAAGCTTCTTCGTGAGAACTAAAAATTGGAACAGTTTGGTCTTCCCATAGCTGAGTTGACGTATTCCATTTGCGGATTGTATAGTTGGCACCTAAATTAGGTGTAGTTGTTTTCATCCATATTGAACCAGATGGACGTGGCTTATCGTCTGCTGTTTTATATTCTGGTACATTTGTATGTCGTGAAATCTGTAACTTAGGAACATTATAAAAGCCTTGGTTTGTGGCTGTATCATATTCCATGTCAAGACCTTCTTCTGACATAGGACCACCTGGATTATCAGATCCTGGTACGTTGACCATTGAGAGTGTATCAACACCATTTCCGGCACCGTCATTTCCGTTTGAGTAAATTTCTAAACGTCCTGCTACGTCTCTTGCTCTAATATGTCCAGTTGCTACAAAAGCATTTTCAATTTTAGAAACAATCTGCGGTGTTGAATCACCTTGCTCAACTGTAATAGGAGTACTAGCTACAGCACCTAAACTATTAGTTGTAACAATATTAAATGATCCTGGTTGGGTTTGATTAAAGATTGGATTAGCTCGTGAGCCTTTTATTACTGGATGAGATTGTACCCAAGCAGCACTTCCTACTAATACCCAAGTACCCTGTGTATTGCGATAAAAAATTCTGTTTAAAGTTGTGTTAGCAACGACAGCATAATCGCCAATTACACCAATGGACTTTTTAGGAATGTATCCACTGTATCCGTTTCTGTCTAAAGAGCCGGTATTTTCAATATCAAAAGCATCTGTAATAACAATTGGTGCTTTGTTTGAAAACTGTTGTCCACCATTAATAATACTATCGCCATTCCATTCTTGAACACCCCAAACACTTACACTGGTGTCAAACCAATATGTACCGTCGGTAGGTTGTCCACCTGGAGCGTTTGCTGTAGCTTCTAACTTAGCTAAATCGATGTCTGCTCTAACGACAAATGCTCTGTTAGCAACACCTAAATATGAATAGGCAGCCTGCAAACCATACTCGTTAAGTTCGCCGCCATGAATTGGGTTGTTTGAAAGGTCTGTTTGAAAGATTGGATCGCCAAACGTATCAACAAGGTCTCGTTGTGATGTTAATAAGTAAGGGATACCTGCGTTCTTGTCTAATGTTCCTGGAGCAGTTCCTGTGCCTGCGCCATTTGGTTTATTTGATGCGGTTGCAACAAAAATCATTGGTAGCGTTCCAGGCTGAGCAGGAGTATAAAAACTCTCGTCAACTACTTTAACTTCTACACCTGGTGATACTAGGGCCATATCTTTTTCT